CGACGCGCGACGCGGCAACACATGCGTCGCGCGAGCGCTCTACACCGTGGTCGGCTACCAACCCTGGAGGACGTAATGGGACTACGGAAGGTCGTGAAGATTCGGTGGCAGGAGGTCGTCAACGAGCGCATTGACATGCTCGATGACGAGGAGATAGTCGAGGTCGATGCGATCGAATCGCATGGCGTCTTGGCGCTGCACGGCGTGTGGATCATGCGGGTGATTCACCGCTACGACGACACTGGCGTCCCGCCGCCCGAAGGGTATGCGGAACCTGCGGCGGAGGGTATTGTGCCGCCATGAGTGAAACCAGCGATACCCCAGCAGAAGAAGTGCCCGCCGAGGAAGTGGCCGCAACGCCAGCCGAGGACTACACGCCCGAGGCCGACGCCGAGGATGAGGCAGAGGACGCACCGGCACCGAGCACCGGAGCATGGGACGGCACGCCGCCCGGTGCGAAGGACGACGAAGCCGACCCCGCCAATCCCGACGAGGGCTGAGGTATACGCTCACGATTCGTGAGTGACGTCCCCGACATCGAGTTCGGTGACACGGAGCCAGAGGACGCTTGGGACCCAGGCGACTCGTTCCCCGTGTTGGTCGACAACCTGTTCCGCCGTCTTGCAATTCTCGACGGCGACTCGTCTCGGCAGACGCGCCAGTCGCTGCTTGACATCATCGAGCACCGGCTGGCGCGCTACCGCCGACTGCGCGAGAGATACGACGAGCGCGACAAGCTGCGCATCGACCAGTTGGTCGAGGACTTGGACTACTTGAGGAACCGCTGATGGGCAGCCGCTACCTCACCGACATGGCCGACGTGCTGCGGCGCGCCGGGCTGAACGTGATCGAGGAATCGGGCTGGCAGTCCCGTGCCCGCGGCAGCGGCGGGTACGACGGCAACCGACCTTGGGTGATCATGTGGCACCACACTGCGAGCGACTCGTCGCCCGCCAACGACATCTCGTACATCATCAACTCCGACGACGGCCCGCTGGCGAACCTGTATCTCGCCCGCAGTGGCGACGTGCACGTGATAGCTGCGGGCGCTACGAACACGAACGGCAAGGGTGGGCCGCTCGGCGGGTTCAGCCGCGGCACCGTGCCCGCCGACAGCATGAACACCTACGCCATCGGCATCGAAGCCGCCAACGATGGGGTCGGCCAGCCGTGGCCGCAGGTGCAGATCGACGCGTACTTCAAGATGAACAACGCGCTCTGCCTCGCCTACGGCCTGGCGTTCACCGACCTGTCGAGTCACGAAGGCTGGGCACCGGGCCGCAAGATCGACCCAGCGCAGGCAGGAGCCGTGCAAGGACCGTGGCAGCCTGCTTCGATCAACAGCAGCCAGACGTGGCGCAACGACGACATTCGCAGTGAGGCCGCACGCCGGTCGATGCCGGGGCCACCCCCCGACCCGGACCCGGAAGGGGAAATCATGTTCAAGCTGTTCACCGTGCTCGGCAACGTCTACGGCGGGTACTTCGACAAGAACGGCATCGCCGCACAGGTGACGTGGATGTCGCCCAACCGTGCCGCCGCGTGCCTTGCCGCAGGAGCGCCTGACATCGGCACGCTCGCCCCGGCTGACATGAGCAACTGTGACCTGCTCGGTCCCATCCCCGATGGCACGCCCCGCACGACGTTCGCGAATGTGATCGGCGGATGAGCGCGCCGCCCGTGACTCCGTGAGTGGACAGCCAAGTCGCTGCCTGGATCGCCGGGATCGGAGCAATCCTCTTTGCGACAGCGGGCGTGGCTCTGGCGATCAGGGAAGTCAGGCGCAAGGAGCGCCGCGACGCCTTGGCGATCATCTCCAACATGGAGCACGTGATCCTCGACCAGCAGAACGAAGCGATCGCGTGGCGCAGCTACGTGTTCTCACTCAGGCGGATACTGGCGGATCATGGGATTCCTTCCCCCGACCCGCCGCTCCTGGCTGAGTACACCGATGTGGAAAGCGGCACTCTGCTTCGGGACAGCAACGCTCCTGGCCGTGGCGTGCGTGGCCTTCGCCGCCGACGCCGCCGTGGAGGGGACGCCGCCGACAACGGTGACAGTCCTGATCCCGGGACCGCAGGGTGAGCCGGGTCCACAGGGGCCGCAGGGTCCGCAAGGGGAACCGGGGCCGAGTGGTGGGACTGGCAGCCCCGGTCCTCCCGGTGATCAGGGTGCACCCGGAGAGACAGGTGCGCAAGGTGCTCCCGGCGCGGATGGAGCCGTTGGGCCTGTCGGTCCTACCGGCGCGCGTGGTCCGCAGGGAGAACGAGGCGCTGTAGGGCCGCAGGGAGTTCCTGGGCCTCAAGGCCCACCCGGACCCGCTGGCCCGCCAGGAACGGCCGGTGTGGACGGAGTGGCGGGACCACAAGGGCTGCCCGGTCCATCGTGCCCAGCAGGATTCCACCTGGAGAGCATCAGCGTGCACCAGCGCGCTCCCGTCGATCAGGACTTGGAAATCACGGTCTGCGTGGCGAACTAGGGTCCGCGACATGCTCGCTCAGATATCGCAGGGTCACGTTGACCTGGCCGATTTCCTGTTCTTGCTCTCTGCCATCCTGCTGTTGATCGCCTTCCTGTGCTGTGTCCTCGTTCGCGAGGCGACGCGTGGCGTGAACCTGGTGTGCGAGTGCAGTTGGAAGCTGGCCCTGTTCTTCTTCACCCTGGGCTTCTTCGTCCTGTAACTTCGCCCGATGGGCGGCGGATGGGACGGTGGTGTCATCCGCTACGGCGTGGACCTGCTCGGTCCCTACGCGGTGGTCGCCGCGCTGGCGTTCGCCTCGCTGTGCTTCATCGTGATGTTCGTGCACCACGTCCGCAAGTGGCGCTGAGCTACGGGGTGGCGCAGATCGCCTTCAAATCGCCGTAGGTGCAGAGGTCGATGCGCAGCGGGTTGGCGATCGATCCGTCACCGACGATGCCGGGGCCGACGAAGATCGTGCCAGCCGGGACGCTGATCGACTGCGGGTGGTAGATCTTGTCCGCTCCCAGGGTCAGCACTTGGCCTGTGGTGGCAGCGGCTGTCTCGGCGCACTCGATGCACTTCACGTCCACGCCGACATTGAACGGGTCGGTGTCGTGGCCGCTGCCGGTGAGAACCCACGACACGTCACCGCTCGGGATGAAGTTGATCAGCGCGCCCATGTTGACCCGACCGCTGATGATGATCGGGTCGGTGGGAACGCCGTTGCCCGACTGCTGCATGTCGATCGACGGCGTGTCGGCAACGATCACAGCGCCGGTCGCCTGTGGCACGGCCTGGATGACCCACGGATCGCTGGCTGAGCCAGTGCCCGACATGATGATGCCCGCTCCTGCGGTGAGCACGCAGTTGCAGGTTGCTTCGGTACAACGGCACCTCGCCATTAGTAGCCTCCCGTGTGTACTAAACTGCCGGTATGGGACGCCCACGACATACCCGCGAAGAGACGTTGGCGCTGGCCGTGGCGACAGCGGTGAGGACGGAGCAGGGGTGCCTGATCGCGACGCACTGGCGACCACAGGCGAGCGGCTACATCCGCGTGAAGGTTGGCGGCGAGCTCGTCCTGCTCCATCGGCTGCTGTTCGATGACATCCCGCCCGGAATGACCGTGGACCACGAATGCCACAACAGCGACAGGACGTGTGCCGGTGGCCCCGAGTGCGTTCACCGTCGCTGCATCGAGCCGACCCACCTGTTCGTTCGCGACCAGCGCGGCAACTGGCAGCGTGGTCGCATGGGCTTCCCCGGCACAGTGCGCACGCACTGCCCGAACGGACACCCGTACGAAGGAGCGAACCTGCGGCCAGGCAAGATCAAGCGGTGCCTGGCGTGCCACCGTGCTCGTCAGGCGGGACGCGACCCAGCGCTGGAACCCGCGTAGACAACGAGCCATCAGAGCGCCTTGATCTGCCAGATGACGCCCATGTAGGCGGGCATCACGTCGAATGCTGAGTTTGCGAAACCACCATCGCTGGTGTTGAACGGTGCGATCTCCACGCTGGCGCTGATGCCCGTGCCTGACGGGTTGTTCGTGGCTGTGGCGTTGTCGGTGTTCTGCGTGACCGTGCTCATGCCGATGACGCCAGCCCCGACAGCCGGGACGACGTTGCTCGCCGGGGGGCCGATGAAGATGTTGGCCGGGTGCTGGTGAGCGTTCTGGCTGTGGTTGTGGCCGGGATCGAAGATGCTGACGCCCGTGTTCGGCGGGTCGGCAACGTGCGTGTGCCGAGGCAGGTTGGCCGCGGCGAGCGTCTTGGTGTTGGCTCCGCCCAGCGCGCCAGCGTTGACCGCTCCTGCGCCGAACACCGTCCGGTTGCTCATCGACGGGAGTTGCAGCGTCGTGCCCGCCTTCCAGGCAGCAGGAGCCATGTTCCACAGCGCGGGGTAGGTCGTGTCGGCATTGGCGACGTTGGTGCCCATCAGCAGCCAGTTGGTATCGGCCGTGCCCTTGATCGTTGGGCGCAGCGTGCCGACAGGGATGCGCTCTGACTCGGTGGCGATCGAGCAAAGGTCAGCGTCGAGGGCCTCCGCGAGCGCCTGGATGTCGACGGCGACGTCGATGCCATCGGCATCTGTCGGGTACGGATATGAACGACACGGAGTCAGTGGCACGGCCACCCCCTTCGGTTGAGAGACATTACTTCCTGCTCGGGGTGGTCACGGCGTAGCGGCGAGCACGGCGTCGCCGTTGAGCGACGGCGAGACAATCGGCTGCAACGTCTCCGGGTCGATGCCGTTGTCGCGCAGGGCCTGCGTCAGTGACTCGATCTGAAGCTGCATCGCCTCCATCGTCACCGACAGATCACCGATGCGGTTGCTCAGACGGCTGATCAGGACCTGCTCATATGTGGGCTTCTCGTTCATGGTCCCGGCACGACCACGGGATCGGGCGGCCAGTTGGCGACGACGGCCGACGTGATCGCGCCGTCAGTCACCACGTCGGTGTCGTAGCCAGGCGAACCGCGACCGGAGGTGATGCCTGCCTCGTAGGCAGCTTCGACGGCATCAGCGACTGCCCAATAGAGGGCAGTCATCGGCGCATATCCACCCATCACCTGTCGTGCGTAGTTGGTGTCGGCCAGGGTGGGATTGCCGATCGCCTCCGAGTACACCGACGCCTGCACTCGCTTCTGTAGGTCGGGATCGTTGGCGGCGCGAGCGATGGTGTTGAAGCTCATGCAGATGTCCTTTCGAGTTGTTCGATTCGTTCAGCGAGAGCCTGGATCGCTCCCGCGAGGAACGGTGCGGTGCCCGCGTAGTCGATGGCGTTCGGCCAGTTCGGTACCTCATCGTCGGGTCCGGTGACGTTGACAAGCGACGGCGTGACTTCAAACATTTCTTCCGAGATGAAGCCTTCGCGATGCGGCGCGAAACCGTGCTTGTCCGCGATGAAGTCGAACTCGACAGGACGCCACCGACGCACCGTGTCGAGTGCGCGTTGCGGGTCGAGGTCGACGATGTTCTCTTTCAGAGTGCGTGAACTGAACGTTTGATAGGCGTTGCCCGCGTTGAGGAACAGGTTGCCGCCCGAGTTGAGGAAGCAACTCTTGTCGGCAACAACTTGGTGCAACCACACCGATGAGTAGCCCTGCAAGATCGGACCGTTGGAGCCTTCGCCGGAACCGGTCGGCACAGCACTGCTATAGGCGATCATGTGGTTGCCATCCGCGAGGCTGACGAACCGGATCTGGTTGCCCGCCGCGGTCATGTAGGCGGTGCCTTGGATGCCGACGGTGACCGCCCGCATCTCGCCGCCGACGAACACGTTGCTGAATCGCATCCACGTCGCATCCTGCGTCCACATGCGCGGACCGAAGCTGAACTGAATGCCGTCACACCCCGCTCCGATGCTGAGATCGCCCGATGCCGGGATCGTCATCTTCTGCTGGTTACCGATGCGGAAGTTGAGCGGCTGACCCGTCGCCGAGTTCATGTACGTGTCGCCCGCCGCGCCTTGCAGCAGTGCGTATTCGCCAGTTGCCGTCCTGTCGGGACGCCACAGACCGGCATAGGGGGTGCCGTGAGACGGGTGTGTGCCGATGTAGAACCCCACGCCGTTCCCGGCGAACCCACCGATGACCGTGCCGCCCCAGATGAACCGAAAGACATCCTGGTAGCGGTCGAGATACATGCGGGTCGGATAGGACGCCGTGTTCTCGAAATCGATCTGCCCACCCTCGCCGCCCGTCTGACCCGGAAGCGGTCCCACCGTCAGGTTGGCGGCACTGGTGTCCGTCGCAGTGCGAATCGTCAGCGGTGCCGTCAGGGTGCTTGTCCACACGGTGTCGTAGTCGGCAGCCGAGTTCTTCATCAGCACGGTGCCGAGCGCGCCACCGATCGGCACGCCCGCCCCCGGTGGACCCGCGGGGATGTCGATCCATGCTCCACCGACTCGGACGCGCAACATTCCCATCAGACCACCGGCCCTATATCTTCGATCCACACGGCCGATGCGTAGATCGTCAGCGCAGTTGGCTGTGCGGGGTATCCCAGCCGGTACGACTTCGCACCGACCGCGGTGAACGGGACGTGACCGCTAAACGACTTCCACTGCCCCGCGAAGTGGAACCATTGATCGACCAGCCCGGTCGCCGTGGTGCCATCGTAGAGGCCCATGTTGCTCGCCGCAGGAGAGGCGCTGTTGTCGGTGCGAGCGACAGCACGGAAGCTCCAGCAGATCTTGTACTGACGACCAGCGATCCCGGTCATCGCCAGCGCTGCGTGCAGGTAGGTCACCGCAGTCGTGCTGAGCACCACCTGGCCCGCACTGCCGTTGTTGACCATCGCGATCACGCCCCACGGAACATTCGCTGGTCGTGGCACCGTGCCCCAGCCGACAGCGAAGTCGGTGGCCGAGGTCTTGACGAGAGCCTGTCCCGTCGCACCACCAGCCGGGATGCCAGGCGGTGTCGTCGGCGCAACGGCGTCGGTGTCGTACCACAACTCCGTCGAGGGGACGGAGGCGATCGGGTCGTCCGGGCCGACGAACACTTCCTCCGCTCCGCCGCCCCCGACCGGCACCCAGACGCCACCGACGTTCGCGAACAACTGGCCCATCAGCCGATGTCCTTGACGTGCAGCGACTTGATGTAGTTGGCGTCGGCGTAGGAGGACGCCTGCAAGTCGCTACCGAGCGCGGCGAACTGGACCTTCCACGTTGCGGTGCCACCGACCGCGCTGATGACGAGGTGCGTCAGAGTGACCGAGAGAACGCCCGTCGTACCCAGCGCCGCGGCGTTGACGTCGTAGGTGTGTTGGCTCACGCCGTTGCGGAGAAGCCGATACTGGACGTTGTTCACGCCCCCCGGCACGTAGGGGTTGAGCACCATCGTGAATTCGTACTTGCGACCAACGACCTCATCGAAGGTCACGGTCAACCCTTCATCGCGCAGCGTCGTGTGCGGAGCAGTCGTCAGGAAGTTCGTCGTCAAGACGTTGGAGCCCATCAGGCCGCGGGGCATGTTCGCCCACACCGCGTCGAAGGACGAGGCCGACTGCTTGGTCAACACCTGACCCGCCGAGCCGCCCGATGGCAGCCCCGCTCCCGGCGAGGAGGCAGGCGGGGAGTCGGTGTCGTACCACAGTTCGTAGACGAGGCCGGGATCAGTCGGACCGACGAACACTTCTTGCAAGCCGGGGTCGGTCGGCAGAACCCCGCCAGCCGGTAGCGCCCAGGAGCCGTCGTCTTTGAGGAACTTGCCCGTCACCGTCGTCGGCGGCGGAACAGCGCCCTTGACCGTGGACGTGAACGTGTTGATCGCCAACGTCCGATCGGCCGACAGGTCGCCGCCGCCCGTCAGCGGAAGTGTGGTGTCGATCCGACGGGTCGGTTGCACGGCCACGCCGCCAGCGCTCGCCGGGACCCACGCGCCGCCGACCCGTGCGTACAACTGTCCCGCGCCGCCGTTGGCGTCGCTGTCGAACCACAGGTCATAGGCACCACCGGGATCGGCAGGCCCGATGAACACTTCGTCGCCCGCTGGTGGCGCGACCCAGGAACCATCGGCACGGAGGAAGTTGACCGTGCCCCCGCCCGACTGCGGCACGACACCGCGCTGGACAGACGTGAAGTTGAGGATGGTGATGGTGCGATCGACCGTGAGGTCGCCGCCGCCCTGCAACGGAAGCGCTGTGTCGATGCGGCGCGTGGTGGGTACTCCTCCACCGCCGCCTCCACCGCCCCCCGGCCATTCAGAACCGGCCGGGGGGACCGGGTGCGAAACCCACACGCCGGTCGAGTTCTCCCACAGCACGTTGCCAGCGAGGTCGATGTACCACGAACCGGGCGGTGCTTCGATGGGGTCGGGCAGCGAGCCAGCATCAGGCACGGTGGCGTAGCTGAAGTTGGCGTAGTGCATCGGGTGCGGCCGACGCTCGACCACGGCC